GTCTAGGTAGACGTAGTCGATGTACAGCGACGCGGCCACCAGCTGGAGCTGGGAGACGGCCGTAACACCGTTGCCGAGGGGGATCGTGGCGGGGTACAGCGGCATGACCGAGAAGTCACCGTTGGCGACATCGGCGTAGCAGCAGTTGTAGTTCTGCTCGAACTCGACGTTGATGCGCACCTCGTGGTACTGGAGGGCGATGAGCGGGATGGCCAGGCCGGGGTTGCGGCAGTACCAGAACTGGAGGGGGATGTACAGCGTCTTGAGCGGCGTGCCGGCGCGGGAGAGGCACGAGTTCGTGGCCTCCGAGGCGGCGCACGTGGCGTCCAGCGCAACACCAGCGGCGTCCTTGAGCAGCACGAGGTCGGCGGAGTTGCCGACCATGTCGTCGAACGACACCTGGGTGCCGAGGGGCTGCGTCAGCTGCGTCCAGATCTGCATCCAGTCACCGTACTGGCGGTCAATGCGGGATCCGCCGATCTCGATCTCGACCTGCTTGATCAGGCGGTGGCCGACGTAGTTGAGCCAGCGGAAGCGGACGTTGGCGCCGCTGGAGACGTTCAGGTTGATCTGGGGTAGCGTGACCTGGATGTACGTGCGGTACATGAGGTCGGCGTTACGCGAGATGACGGCCGTCACGCGGCGACCGAAGTCGGCCTGGCCGTTGAACGTCACCTCAATCGCCTCCATGGCGAAGTTCGTGTGGCGCTTGTAGAGCACCTTCCAGAACGTAATCTGGGGGTTGCCCGAGATATAGATGTCCTGGGCACCGTACGAGACGAGCTGCATTAGACCACCTCCCATTTGTGTTTATGTTCCATATCAACATTATTTTTTTCTCCTGGACCCACGCGGCGGTCTAGAATGAAACGACCGCGGCCGAGGATGATATATTTTTTTCTTTGACTAGGAGATAGATAGATATGGACCCCTTCCTGTTCCCGACGAGCAATGTTCTCATCAACACCTTTTTACGTTCAATCATTGTGATATTGGTCATGATTCTTGGCTTTCAAACGAGTTGGTACTCTGCGTACTGGGGGGCTGTGGTTCACGATGCGATCTCCCTGATCCTTGTGTATTCCTACATCTGATTATTTCCGACTTTGAGTATAATGAGCCTTATTTCTAACGTAACATCCTACTCGTACACCGATAAAATATCGGCTATAACTGTAGCCACAAGTCCGTACAACAATACTGGACAGTACTACAACATTATGTATATTGGGACGTCAAACGGTAAGATTTATTCATTGACTGATTTTTCAAATTCTACCTATCCCGTCTTCCAGATTATTCCGTCGACAGGAGTTCTCACTGGAGAAATCACGGGGATAACCGTTGATCCTACCGGAAAGTACATGTTCGTAAATGCCCCATACGACCGTCACTGTTTACGGTTTTCGATCGCGTCAATTCCCTTGGCGACTGAGATAAATCAGACGCAGACTGTTCCGGTTGACCGGGATATCTATACCTATGGAGATAACACGGGGGGTATAACAGTTGATTCACAGGGTGTAGTGTATTTAGTCACGGGAAAGGGTACATCTATTTCTACAATGGAACGTTACGGAAACTCGTTTGTAAATTTACTCTTTAAAAACGAAGGACCCTATTTGAATTTTCGCGGAATTAGTCTGTCTCCGAACGAACAGATTATTTATTCAATTGATACCCGATTCGGAACTATTTACTATTACAATTTCCTCAACTATCAGCCAACGTTTTATACGCTTACTTCGGCAGGAGTTGATTCCTCCATGCGAAACATAGCCACTCTCGGAAACAATATTTATTATACCCAGACCGACGGTATATACGTGAAAAACTCGTCTATCGGTGCGGTTTCGCATATCGTTGGAACGAATTCAACGGGGAACCCTGTGAGTGAGAATCCGCTCGAGATTACCCTGAGCTGGACGAATACGGTTGCGGTCGATTCGGTGGGTAGTGTGTATCTCTCCAGTACGATCTACAATGGAAATAGCGCACTGTATAAGGCAACATTTGTGACCAATCCTCGGAGTAATTACCATGCGCCTCCTTCTCGTCAACAACAGCCTATTTTACAGCCGTATCCGACAACATCATGTAAACGTATTGTGGAACCGTTTAGTCCTCGTGTACGGTTTGGCTGGGGGCTTACTAACACCAAGAAACCGCCGGTATTGGATCTGGTCAAGAGTCCTCTCTGCTGTCCTCCTCCGATCGTGAACTGTCCGGTGACTCCTTTTTACTGTATGCCTACTCCACCAGTTCCGGTTGTTCCTCTTCTGATTGCTCCGGTGTATCCTACGACTATCCCTATTCGGCAGTACGGAGACCATGCGCATTCAACCGGCTTCCGTGGATCTATTGCGACATTAGCCTCTGTTCTACTCTCGACATCCTTGACGTTCATTGCGGAGACGTCATCCACTCAACCGGCACTTGGCCCGGTTGGCGAGATGTACACCTTGGCGAATTCCGGAACGCTTACAAAAATCTATAATGGTCAAGTTGTATCCACAAAATCGCTTGGAGGTGTTACGTCGGCTGCTGGACCCGTGGTTTCCTTGAAAGGAGCGGTTACGATTGCGACGAACGCCGGAAAACTCTACCGCCTGAATTCCGATATGATGACGCTTCCGGGGTACCCAATCAATCTTGGATATCAAGTGTACGGCACTCCCTTGACGATCACGAACGGTTCGTTTGATTACATTGTTGCCGCGTACGGGAATAGCCTGACCGCGTTTGGGGCAGATAGTGCGTCGGGAGTATGGACGATGACGACCCAAACTCCGGGCGAACTGTTTCGGACATCGGTGGCTACCGATGGTATTAATGTATTTGTTGGATCGGATAACAAAAACGTGTACTGCTACCTCGCAGAAACTGGGGTATTGAACTGGGTATGTCCATTCAAACCAACATCACTAGGAACGATCCCATTCACGCCGTATGTGACTTCATGGTATGTAGGAATAACGTTTCCGAACGATAGTAATATTTTTATACTCAGCAATGCGACGGTTCGAGTACCGGCTTACGATATTACGGTGAATCTTCCAGGGGGTCAGCGAATATCATCGCCACCGGTCTTATCAACAGATCCTGCCGGAAATCTGTGGGCGCACGTTCTCACCATCTCTGGAACGAAGCAAAAATTATACGGAATTGGTGGGATCTTCGCGAATGTCTCTGGATTTTCTTATAAATATATTTGGTCAAATGCGTCGGGCGAAGAGATTCCTTCTTCGTACACACTTCCGGTGCTTGATTCATCAGGGTATATTTATGTACCATCGACCTACGGCGTTTTGAATCAATACCGTGCGTACGTAGCGACCGCGTCGGCTGCGTACGAGGTCACACAATCCAATGTGACTCAACTTGTTCTCAATGGAACGTCTACATTTAACAATCCTCCGATTCAAATATCGCAGACTCCGCTCATCACAAGCCAAAATACGTTGTACGTGATTGGACGCAATACATCAGCAGGATCAGTCGGCTATGGAACAAATTACATGTACACATTGTCTGGCTAAGACGAGATCATGCGAGGCGAGATGTGCATGGCTTCCAGTTCCTGGAGCCACAGCTTGACCGCATACGGAATGGTCTTATCTTCCAGACCCACCTTCGAACCGCACGACCTACACTCATAGAGATGATCCTTCTCATTGATTGTCGAGAGTGAACCGCAAGAGGAACACACACCTGTCGTGAACGGGTCGGACACATCCATCAGACGCTCCTTGGTGAATGCAGCGGCACCGTGAGAGATGAAACAGTCGCGCTCCATCTCGCCTACGCGCAGACCGCCGTCACGCGCCCGGCCCTCACATGGCTGGCGGGTCAGGGACACAATGGGACCGCGGCCGCGCGAATGGCACTTATCAATCACCATGTGCTTGAGACGCTGGTAATGCGTGGTCCCGATGAAGATCTCGACCTCCATCTGCTCGCCCGTCTGGCCGTTGTACATGATCTCGTTGCCGTACGGGTGCATCCCGAGATTCGACATGTGAACCTTGAGATCCTCGATCCCGAGATGGGAGTAGGGCGTGCCGTCGCCCAGATTGCCTGTTTGGACACCCACGCGGCTGTACATCGTCTCCAGCAACTGCGCAATCGTCATGCGGGACGGAATGGCGTGAGGGTTCATGATGATGTCGGGGCGCAGACCCGACGCCGTGAACGGCATATCGCACTCATCTAGAATCATCCCGCACGTACCCTTCTGACCAGCGCGCGACGCAAACTTGTCGCCGATCTGTGGGGTGCGCTCGGACACGACCCGAACCTTGACGAACGGATACCCATCAGAATTCTTGTCCTGCCAGATACCGTCGATGCGCGCCGGCTCGGAGTTCTTGTGCGTCGTTGAGAGATCGCGGTAGAGGTATCCGTGGGGATCCGACCGCAAGTTCACCACCTTTCCAATCACGACATCGTTCTCCTGGACGATTGAGTTCTTGATGGGAATACCTGTCTCGTGTACGGCGTTGTACGACGTGTTCTTGAACGCCTTAGTATTCTCATGACGGGGCTTGGAGAACCGCTCCTCGCGCCCAGACGCCACATTACGATGCTCTTCATCCTTGTAGACTGTAGAGTAGTATCCGCGCATGAACCCACGCTTGAGGGATCCACGATTGAGAATGACGGAATCCTCCTGGTTGTAGCCGGAATAACAGGCGATGGCGACGATCGCGTTACATCCGGACGGCATCTTGTGCATATTCAAGATGCTCATGATCTGCGTCTCCACGATCGGGCGCTGGGGAGAGGCCAAGAGGTAAGCGTTCTTGTCGAGACGCTTCTGGTAGTTGGAGGCGTACAGCGTCATGGCCTGCTTGGCCATGGCCGACTGGTATGCGTTACGAGGTGACTGATTGTGGTTGGAGAGCGGGATGATAGCGGCCATATGACCAAGAATCATGTGTGGATGAATCTCGCAGTGCGTGTGCGTCGGACCCACTTCGGACGGGAACATCGCGATGTGTGCGACCTCGGACTCGTTGGCGTCAACGTATCCGATACACGACGAGATCCAGTCGGCCCACGGCGCATCTGCCCCTGCTGCTGGAGGAGGAAGAACCTTGCCGTTCTCTACGCGGAAGACGGGGCGCACTAGTCGACCCGCGTCGGTTTCTATGATGATGCGGTTCTGGAGAACGTTCCAGGCGACGGAGACATGGGGATGAATGCGGCAGGTATGTTTGGCGTCCTTGAGGCGCCCGTAAACATCCTTTGGATGGGAGGTATATGCGAGAATGACTCCGTTCACCAGAATACCGACAGGGCCGGTGGTCCAGACATCGGTGATCCAGTCAATGTCGGGAATCTCGCGGAGGAAGTTGGTGACGACGAAGGATGGGACATGGGTGGAGATGGTGGACATCAGGCTCATCGTCTTCACGATACCGACTGAGTGACCCTCTGGCGTCTCGACGGGACAGACGAAGCCCCACGAAGAGCCGTTGAGTTTGCGAGGCGCCAGTAGCTTGCCCGACTTCTCGACGGGTGTCTGGATACGGCGGATGTGTGAGAGCGTCGCACTGTACGACAGCCGATTGAGTACTTGGGACACCCCGGACTTGGTGGCGTTGGAGAGGGAGGTAGATCCTGATGTCCCCAGCCCTTGAACCGTGAAGTTGCCCGTAGCGAGCGCCTGCTTCAGTTTGCCCTCGATGGAGGACACCTTCATGATCTTGTAGAGATTCGAGAGAACGAGGACATCCAGTGGCTTGCCCGACCGCTTCCAGTTATCGTTGTTGATTTCGTGGACGAACTTGGACCGAATATCCTTACACACCTTCTGAAACAGTTGACGGAAGAGGTGGGTGAGCAGGGATCCCGTGGTCACGACACGCTTGTTGGGGTAGGCATCGCGATCATCGGCTGGAATCTTCTTGGATGCGGTGTCCAGTAACTTCTTGACCATGCTCACGAGAATCTTGACCTTGCGCGCAGCAAGAATCCCGGGACCTACCGTCTCTGCCGGCAAGGAGGTATGCGGCAGGAACTCGGTGAGTAGGAGCGCACGAACATGTCCAGTCTTGTCGTCGGTTGCGGGAGGGTACTGGAGATGGTGAGACAGGTACTCGATTGCCTCCTGCTGGGTGAAGACATTGATATCGGCACACTCCTTGAAGGAAGCCGTAATCGAATCAGTATTCTCTACGTTCAGGAGATCGTACACTTCCTTGTCGGTCTCGATGCCCAGACAGCGGAAGAACACCATCATCGGAATATCCTCGCGGAAACGGGGAATACAGATAGAGAGGGGGTACCCGAGACCGTTGAACTTGCTGGACATCCGGATTTCGAGTTTCTTGGGAGGAAGGGTAAAGCTCTCGTGAAGCGACTTCATTTCCACCGAATGAGTGTGTTTGGTCGTCGTCTTCTTGTTGAGAAACACCATGGTGCGGTTGTCGGCGACCTTTTCCTGCGAGAGGATGACTCGCTCGCCGCCGTGGATAATGAAGTATCCGAACGGATCCTGGGGGCATTCGCCGAGTTCCTCGAGCGTCATTGGGTAATCTTTGAGCACGCAGAGCGAGGATCCCAGCATGACGGGAATCTTGCCGAGCGAAATGCCTTCGAACGTCTTTGACTCTTCCTTGAACTCAGTGAGACCCGGACCGCTGTACGAACGGACCTTGAGCTTGATATCCACAAACATCTGGGCAGCATAGGTGAAGTTGCGGATGCGGGCCTCGTGCGGCAGCATCTGCTTCAGCCGACCCGTCGCCTCCTGAATGCGGGGTTTCAGGTAGGACACATTGTCGAACGAGAGCCGGAACTCATACTTGTACTTCTTCGTCGCCTCGTCCTGATCGTGCCATACCACGATGGGTGGCGTTGATCGCAGAATCAGGGGGATCTTGTTGCGGAGGAAGTCTTCGTAGGCTTCAATTTGGGACTCAGAGAAACGCGAAACACCATTCTTGAAATATGCTCGAACCGCCTCCATGTCGTATCTTGATACTCGGGTCCTCGCCGTAAGTTTTTATCCGTTTTGAGTAAGAAGGACTTGTATGCCTGCGGCCGACTCTGGGACGAAATACACAATCATTAAAGAGGGAAGTGATCCCGCATTTAATGGTCAGGATAAATCCGTTCACGTATCGACGATCACGGCACCGGTTCCTCCGGTGGGTATGCCGAGCGGTCCTGGGTTTGGAGGAGTGCGTCGTCGCCGCGTCCATCGTACGACCAAGACATTCCCGAAAGGAATCCTGCGGAAGACGGCAAAGATTGTTCCGGCCAAGAATCCGTCTAAGGCTCCGGCGACCCGCAAACGTTCGGTCAAACTGATGACGGAACGCGGTCTAGAAAATGCGCGTAAGACTGCGAAGGCGAAAGCAGCGAAGATGGACATTGCGTTAATACGTAAGAAACTGGTTGATAAGAAGATTATTGGTGGTGAGAAGAAAACGATCCCTCCGGCAGTTCTTCGCGTTCTGTATGCCGACTCGGTGGGAGCGGGACTTCTTTCTTGATACCTCAATATAATGACGAAAGCGTGGGGTCCTCTCGGCTGGGTAACACTTCACACCATAGCAGCCCTTTACCCAGACTTTCCATCCCAGTACGAATTAGAACTCCTGAATCGGTTTCTTGACTCGTTTACGGGCACTATCTTATGTCCGAGTTGTCTACAGCATTTCACGGATATGGTTGCGCTGTACACTCAGCGATATCCAGGATGGAAGAATAGTCGTCGCACAGTATGTGAGTTTGTGTTCCGCGCCCACAATACGGTAAATCAACGGACGCATAAAAAGGTGTATACGCTGGAGGAGAGCATTGCCGAACTTCGTACACTCATGGCGGATGACCAGGCGGCGAAGGTGAAACGCCAGCAGTATTTAGTGTACATCCGCAGCGATTGGATGAGAAACATGACGCTCACTGGAATCTCAACGGCTCCTAAATTGAAAGAACTCAACGTCATCGAAGAAGAGTACTGGTCGAGGCGTTCGTTTTCATGGTTGGATATTGCGGCGTTACAGGGTATTACGGTATCTCCAATCCAGGAAAGATCATCAGCGACTTCGTCGGGGGATATACTTATCCCGAAAATAACTATGCCCACGTCAGGGGGATTCAAGCTAGGGAATATTGGAAAGATTGGACCGAGGTCAGCTCTTCGGTAGCAAGAGGGAGCGAGATGCGCGGCTCGCATTCCCACGCATACCGTCTCATCCATGGGATACGGGTATCCGTCTCCTCACTGTACATTTCGTCCGGAAACATGACTCGCTTTTTAGCCCTACGGAGGGAATCATGTGGAAGAATAAACTGTAACTGCTTTGTGACCGTAAAGTTGGGCGGAGATTCGGGGGTCCACCGAATTGGGGAAATCTCTTCGTACCTCACCAGTTGCGAGACCAGGGGGGCTTCGGGGTAAGGATATACCCAGTTCCAATCCAGACACTTGTTTTCACAAAAATAGTGAAGCGTCCAATCAAACGTTTTCCAGAAAGCTCCTACTAGTTGGGCGATATTCGTTGTTCCATCCAGAATGTGGAGATTGTAGCGTGCTTCGAAATGATGTCCGTCGGCTGAAACAATTGCCCTTTCTGCCGGCTTGTCGCGGGATTTGACTCTCTCCGTATAAAACTTCATCTCCTGGGTCTGCGCCGTCTGCATAAACACCTGACGACCCTTTGCTGTCCAGAGATCAGGTTCCCCTGCTTGACGATAACATTCGAGCGCACGATCATGTCCCCCTTCGCGGAGGGAAAACATGCCGATAGGAGGCATAAAATCGTTGCCGAAACAGAGGACACAGAGCGCGACATACTGCAAGGAATTCATTGGAAGTTTACGGGCGAGATCTGAGATGTTCAGGGTAGAGTATCCCTCGACCTTCGACTGAAAACTCTGGTTCTCGCGCAGGAGGGAGAGAGAGCACAGGCTCTCCTGGGCAAGTGAGAGCAGGATCAGGTCGGCATCCAGACCGTAAATCACGGTATTCGTCCGCTCAGTAGGCGGAATGGTTTTGAGCCATTCGAACAGTTTATGTTCGCCCTCTCCAGGAAGATCGGTGGACGACATAATCGCCTGGGGAAACCGTGCACGCACCGCCAAGTCCAGTTCTTTCATGTACGGAGTCCCTGGAGAGATCTGGTTGCGATCAAAGACGGGGTTATTTACTTCGGGGATACGAAAGCGACGGTAGCGCTGCTGGGAAATCTTGGCGTACGGAACTAGACCGTCCATCGCAATATACAAGTGAGTCCGAGGACTACAAGTGTCCGCAAGGAGAGTAGTCAGTGCTTCCAGAATACTCTCAATCGGTCGGGCATCATCCATATACGTGTGTAAAAAACAGTTGAAATCTAAAAGAAAAATGTTCGGTTCCAGACGGGTCCGCACGCGCGACACAATTGTCTTGTGTGCCTTGATGAGTGAGACAAAGTAGAACGGTATGCCCATTTATGTATATAAAATGTCTTGGCTGAAAGTAATGGCCAAACTTACAGGTGGAGGAATTTTCGAGACTCTACAAGTAAACTGGATCTATGTGCTCACAGGTCTTGTTGGGATTCTCGTACTGTATTGGATCCTGTCTCGCAGCTCTTTTACGCCGAAGGTGAAGGAGGGAATGGGCGGGTGCTCAAAGTGCCCTAAAGCGTCCGCGCAGACGGGTCCGTTGTTTTAGACCAGTTCGGCATCCAGTAATGAGGAACAACTTCATGCTGTCCCGGAAACATCTGGTCAAATAATTTGCGATAATAGGCAGCTTCTGCGGTCATGGGCTGGATATGGGGATACCTCGTATCAACGGGAACCTCGCACTGAATCGAACGCTGCAGAATCTTGAACCACGAATCTGTTGTTTTCGACACGCCATCGCTGAATGCTTCCTTCTTGCGGTACAGGATATCTAGCGGAAGAAGATCCGGCATCAACCGGAAAAACGCGTCGCGCAGAAACTGTTTTTCCATCCGTTTCTTTGTAGGAATGCGTAGAGAGGCGGGGACACTCAGCATTGCCTGTACAAATTCAGGATCCAGGAACGGAACACGGGCTTCCAGACCGTGCGCGGCCAAACATCGATCAACTCTTAATCCATCAAACTGATGGATATTCCGGAGAAGATTGATGCTTTCATAATGGGCTTCTTCTTCGTTAGGAGCATTGTAGAAATACAGGTACCCCATCTCGGCTTCGTCGGCTCCGTCGCCATTGAGAACCACTTTGATATCCGTGTTCTTTGCGATATAGTTGGCGAGAAGGTACTGTCCCACCGATGCCCGAATCGTGGTGATATCGTAGGTCTCACACGCCCTCACAACCTCAGGAATCGCGGCAATGCCTTCTTCGGCGGTAAACAGAACTTCGGTGTGTTGGGTTCCAAGATACACAGCAGCCCTGCGAGCGTACTCGAGATCGGTTCCTCCAGGCATACCGATACTGAACGTCCGCACATTCTCCTTTCCAATCATCTGGACCGCAATCGCTACAACTAGACTGCTATCAAGACCTCCCGATAAAAGGAACCCAATTGACCGTTCGCTCGACAAACGTTTGTGAACGGCCGAAATTAGAGCCGAAGTGGTGCGCGCAAACAACTGATCAATATCAGTCATCGTCTTGGGAATCCAATCACGAGAGAAATAACTATTGAACTGCGTATCGTGTTTACGAATCATCCACGTATCCCCAGGCGGAACATGCTCGGCGCCCGAAATCCCCTCAATACCCGCAAGAAGAGAACTGAACACGAATCCGTGGCCGCTGGTAGCCCAGTAAAGCGGCCGTACACCGAACGGATCACGAGCAATGATAATAGTGTCCAGTTTCTTTCGTTTGAGAACAATTCCCGCAATCGCATACTCGCCATCAAGTTCGGCTACCACTGCCCGAATATCGCGATAGAGGGCAAACAGTTTCCCAATCACTTCGCAGTCTGATCCTGTTGTCATCACGAATCCGTGCCGTTCCACGATCTCGCGGTAGTTGTAGATTTCACCGTTACACATGTAAACAAACTCTTCTTCGTGCGTAAGATGTTCGGTGAACGGCTGATTCCCATCTTGGGTCAGATCGTGGATCGCGAGACGATCAAAGACCATTTTGAATTCGGGGTGGTTGTAGACGGTGGTATGATCGGGTCCCCGACGAGCATTTGCGGTGGGACTTCCTCCGGCTCCGTCAATACATAACCAAATCCCGCACATCCGATCTAATTACACTAAAACGGGTCTTCGGCGTAGATATGTTTAGAGGAGCATTCAATACAACAATAATGACGCGCGTCGCAGGCGTCCTCCAACTCACGAGCAAGACGCGATATGGTCTGACGTCTCGCAATACCCCGATGTATCTCTTTAGCCCTCTGAACACCGTATTCCCGCAAATGATTGTCGCATCCGCTTACCGTGATCTCAAGAAGAATCTCCTGGTCGTCGCCGAGAAAATCAATGATGATAAACTCCCCCGTGGTCAAATCGTAGATATTGTAGGCGTATGTGGCGATCCCCTGGCCGAACGCAAGGCAATTCACGTCGCGTATTCTCCCGAATATTGGTCCAAGATCCCCGAGACCATTGAACCGTTGTTTAACCGTGCGATTCTGGACGTTCCTACCATTAACATTGACCCTCCAGGATGCCTAGATATTGACGACTGTATTTCCATCTGGACGACCGATGAAGGTATTACCAAGGTGGCTATTACCATCGCCGATGTGGCGGAATGGGTGCGGGCGAATCCGTGGATGTCCCATGCTCAGAACATTGGACAATCGCTGTACGATGGCGGCGTCCCCGTACGCAGCATGTTCCCTCGGACGCTAGAAGGCAAGATGTCCCTTCTTCCGGGCGAAAAGCGGCTGGGGTATACCCTGTTCTTCGACTGGATGGGCGGAGAAGCGAGGAATCCCCATTTCAAGGAGGTCGTGATCATCAACAAGAAATCCTATACGTACGACACCTGCCGTCTCGCCACTGAGATCCCGATGAATACGCTACAGACCATCTGTGAACATCTGGCCGGAAAGAAGCCCCTGCTCGATCCCCACGACTGGGTGGCGGAACTGATGATTTACTACAACAAACAGATGGCCAATGCGCTCACTGTGATCGGCAAGGGGTTGCTGCGCCATCACAGCGCTCCCGATAACGAGAAACTGGACAAGTATGAACGTCTAGGCTTAGATGCTCGGATGTTCGCGTATGCGGCCGCGACATACGAACACGTGTCTCCGAAAGTCATTCACTGGGGGTTTCAGACGCGGTACTGTCACGGATCGTCTCCGATTCGGCGGTGGGCGGATGTCGTGAACCAGATGGCGATGAAAGGTATGTCCGTTCCCAACGCCAAAGAGGACTGTAATAAACTCCAGACGTTTGCGAAGAAACACGCACGGGATTTGGCGTTCCTGGACATTCTCCAGCGCCGGCCCGAGAATGTTCCGGGCGTGGTCGTTTCCTCCACCCGCATCTGGATCCCCGACTGGAACCGACTGATCACCAGTCCCAATAATCTCGTGGAAGGAACGCCGGTGATTGTGAACTATTTCCTGGACATGCAGCGGCCTTCATGGAAACAGCGAATGGTGTTCCATGTGAAGGTAGACCCGATTCTTGTGTAGATACGTCTTCATCAAAACGGATCAGAACCCTTTTTCGTTGGGATAAGAGTAACAATAAAATGACGCACTTAATGGTCATGCATATTCACGTAAATACTGACGACTATCCCTACGACTACGAACTCGAAATTTGGAAGGACCCAGACAATTGTGTGTTTTACGCCCGCACCCCAGACTTCTGTACGTGCTGCTACCGTGGCGAGGAGCTTTATTCAGTAGGAAACTTTGATCAGTTCTTGACGATCGGTCAGTCGTTGCGCCATTTCCATACCGGGAAAGCAGATAGAACCTATACGTGGCGCGACATCGACTTCTACAATGGTCCCGAGTTTCAGAAGAAGATTATCCTGGATATGCGGTGGGAAGAGGTATGCGATTCAGGGGCTCTGCTTCCTCTGAAGATGAACATCACCTTTCCGGAAGAGCATGGACATTAAATAAATTCTGCGGTGAATATATGTCTTTTCATCTATTGTTGGGAATGGATCTTGATTTTTTCAAATCTCGGCATCAGCCTGTGACTGTCGGGAAAGTTATCGTGAAAGACGGAGATAGGGAAGAGACTATATCCATTACCTGTTTTGTGGATTCGGGAACACTGTTTATGGACGGCCGATTTGCTCCTGCCTATTTTACGATTAGAGAGACTCTGAATTGGTATCTTGGCGACTCTATTACCGACATGGACATCGAGGGACTGTTTTTTGATAATTCTGATATGCGAGGAGAAGAGAGACCGGCGTATTCGTGGGAACGACGAACGTTTTTACTGGGTCACTGGAAACAGTACGCGAAAAACAGCACGAAGGTCAAGGTCGTGATTCGGTTAGACGATCCCGAATTGAGTGAAAACGAATCTATTTACTTGACTATCCCCGAACGACTACACAATCCATCCTCATCCTCATCTTCATCCAACTATGAACAACCTCCCATCCTCCATATCCAACCCTTCTCCTGACGCACCCGATGACGACGATGAGTACAGTGATCAAGATTACAAGATTGCCGAGTTCACTGATCTCAACGACAATGATATGATCTACGTTCGATGGAGCGTTCCGCATCAGAGGGCGTACATGTACTCAGTCCTTGATACTGCAACTCAGTGGGTGCTTTCGAATTGGACGATCAGGAAAACGATTGAAGTTGGAATGGGAATGGGACACCGAGTGGATGAATACGAGTTTGAGATCGAGGATGTGTTCGCGATCGAACATCGCGAACGGGTGGATCCTAATGACGGGCTATCCGAGTTTGTCGTCTTGCATCCCGATATAGACAACGATTATCTCAAGATCGAGAGGATTCTGAGCAGGAAATGGAACTGTTATGCGGCAAACAAGATCATGTTTGAGTTCCAGGTCCGTTAGGTTAGGTTTAAAAACAAAGCGCGATACAGAGTAATGTTGATGCTGAAGTCTCTAGTTTTTGCGTGCTTGAGTCTGGTTGGTGTTGTTCAGGGGTACAGCGGTGGTGCTACAAGTTGTGTCGCGGTAGGTCACGGAACGTTCAAGACTCCGCTTCCGACCGACTGGACATTATCGCTCCACGACGCAGGCGGAAACTCGGTGACGACGTGGACGGCGGGTCAGACGTACACTGCTCAGATTTCGGGGACCACAACCTTCAAGGGATGGCAGTGGGGTCCGCTGAAAGGAACCCCGGCGAGTTTCTCGGCAGGGGCATCAACTATGGCGGGAACGTTTACGGCGGGCGATTCGCTGTCCCATTCTGTGACTGGATGCCCTGGATCGATTACGCAGACGAGCGCGTCGTCTCACACATCTATTAAGGCTCTGTGGACTCCTCCTGCCGCAGGAACGGGGACGGTATCCCTATGGTCAGTCATGGTCATTTCCAAGAACGGCAATAACTACAATGCGGTCATGACGGTGAATGAGGCACCTGTAGTAGCAGGGAATAGCCCAACCCCTGCCGCCGCCATTTCCAGTCCTACACATACGGAGACCGCTACCGCTACCGCTACCAAAAGCAGCGGGGCATCAGGATCGGACACTGGAACCCAGACACGGTCTCCTTCGAGTGGTACGACCGTTCCCGCCACTGCCGTTGCGAATACGGGTTCTGGTTCTGGTTCTGGTTCTGGGGTCACGGTGGTCACATCGGGGACGAACGCGTACAATCTCCTGGCGGTTGGGCTTGGATGTACGTTCGGAGGTGCGTTCGCAGTTGCGCTAGTCGTCGTAGCGCTTCGCCGATCTCAACCTAAAAAGATTTTTAATCAACCTCCGACCGTCATGCATGTATCCCCGCTCCAGGAGGCAATTCCAATTCCGAATCCGTACGTCTAGACGAGTTTAAAGACGCAGGTAGAGAGAGTCGGGAACAACTAGTCCTCGCACGAGATCCGTCCTGATCTCGCGCAAGGTTTCCAGGACCTCCAGATTTTTCGTGATCGTGGCCAGCGTAATCCATTCGTCCACGATATTGGCGGTCTTGAGAATGGCTTTCATGAAATTGCCCTCGTATACCGCATAGAACGAACACAGAATGCTCATCTCTTCGCCGTGCATCCATCGGTACACGATCTCGGGCCAGTAATTGTGCACTGCCCAGTACTCGGGCTGGCTCTTAGGGTTCTCGTTCGCATACAGATCTTGGGCAATGACGTGAACGGTCAGGAGGGCATCTTTGAGCGTATCGGGGACACGCAGACAGTCTACGGTAATCGGATCCTCGGTCTTCTCGCCCTCCACGAAACACGATAGGAGAGCGACGATTTCAGGGCGGGGGAGAGCATTGAATCCCTGCATACTAAACATCTTGGACATCACAAGAGGATTGCCCTCATTGATTTCCGAGGCGAGAACACCGACGTCCGTCAACGTCTCACCGACCGCAAACCCCAATCGCTCAAGATTGATCAAGAACGGAACCTGAATGTTCTTGAACGCGTCCACCTTCTCCTGAAGTAGCGTAATCGCATCGCGGTTCTTCTTGAACTCCTTGAACTCTTTCCATCCCGCCTCCCACTTAGGCCCCATATGCTTATTCTTCCACGAATCGAGCGACGCCTGCGCCTTCTTCCGCTCAGCATTCTGCGTCATACGAATCTGGGTCTCGTACATCTCACGCAACTCAAACTCTGCGACGTCTAGTCCATTATACTTCTTCTGAAGTTCGAGAAGTTCGGCCTGCCGTCCTTCCGTCTCTGACTGGCGCTGGACGTACCAGTACGACTGCTTAATAATACCTAACCATCCCGTCGTCCCGCTCTGGAGACATTTGAGCAGAAAGTCGTAGTGGAAATCCATGCGCGAATCCAACTCCAACTGCTTCCCCGTCATCATCCGCTGCACGTCCTCCACCGTCTCGGGCTTGCGGTCAGGGAGGTAGTACACGAACCCGCGCGTATCCTTTCCACGCCGACCCGCACGACCCGCCATCTGAATATACTCGTCCGTCCGCAGCATCCGCAACCCGTCGGCGGCATCGTCGTACTTGCGGTAACTCGTGAAGATCACCGTCTTGGTCGGCATATTGATTCCGACGGCAAACGTCTCCGTCGCAAACAGCAGTTTAAGAAGACCGCGCGAGAACAGCATCTCCACGATCTCTTTCAGCATGGGCAGCATCCCGCTGTGGTGGAAGGCCACGCCTTTCATGAGAAGCGCCATCAGCGTATGGTACTGCGGCAGCGTTTCCAATTCAGGGTACCGATGGAGATGGAAGCGCACAATGCTCTTGATATTGGACCCTTCCATCGCGTCAATGAGTGTGGAGGATACTTTGGCCGCATACGACTCGCAGTTCTTGCGGGAGAACACGAAGAACATCGCGGGCAACTTTTCCTTGACGTTGAGATCGTCGATCATTTCGTTCATTTGGTGGAGGAAACCGGTAGAACGGATCTCGCGAGCGACGACTGGATCACCAGCAATCCTAGCCTTGACTGCGTCCGAGTGTTTCCGCTGCGCATCCTCAAGACCTTTCAGATGACGCAAATACTCGCTGTAGGCTTCTTTGTGGAACTTGTCCTTCTCGTCCATCAGAAGTTTGTCTCCCGCCACCACCCTGTGCTCCAGCGGAACGACGCGGTACTGGGTGGAAATGAGATGAATCGGAACCTGTTTCATTTCACCGATCCACTGAGCAAAGACGTCTGGGCTATCAATCGTTGCCGAGAGAAGAACCAGCCGAATCGAAGGTGGAAGGAGGATGAGACATTCCTCCCACACCTTTCCTCGCGCTGGATCGTTGAAGTAGTGGACCTCGTCGAAGACCACAGCATCGACTCCGTCTAGCGAGAGAGAAGCCGTTGATCCTACACCCTCTGTCGACGAACCGATCTTGAACAGGAGATTGCGCAGAATCTCTGTCGTCATGACCACCACATCCGCTTGGGGCATGAACTTGATATCACCCGTCATGATACCCACCTTGTTGGGATACAGGGTCTTGAGATCGTTGAATTTTTGGTTGGAGAGAGATTTGATAGGGGTAGTGTAGAACACCCGCCCACCTCGCTTGAGCGAATACTCGATCTGGTACTCGCCCACCAGCGTCTTACCACTGCCCGTCTTGGCGGTGACCAGGACGTTCTCGCGAGCCTGAATAGCGGCGACGGCACATTTCTGAAAAGGATCCAGAGGAAACGTGTAGTTCGTCTCAACCTCGGGAGCCTGTTGGGTGATATCTGCGATTCGTAACATGTTTATATATCTTTGTTCTTTAGGCAATGAAGCCCCTACGTTTCCGTTTTACCCATTTTTAAAAGAGGGTGGGGGCGTTCGCGCGGCAGTACGCACCGTCGGAGAAATAGTAGACGAAGTAGAAAGGGCCGAACACGATAGCAAGGAAGAATCCGAAGATCTTCTCACCAAACGATCCCGAGCGGCCGAAGCATACAAGGGAGAAAAAGAAGGCGGCCACACCAAACAGAACCCAGGCAAGAGCAAAAACGCCCATGAACTGTGTACGTACAACCGCCGCAGATCCGGATGTAGAAGCAGCCCCGTCCGCAGTCTTCGACGCCCCTCCTGCTGGAGCGACCGTAGAGGAAGAGGACGTAGCACTGCCTCCTATTAGATCCGTCATCTGCGTAAGACCAGGGGATCCGGCGGGGAGAGACGCAGCGGCACTTGCCTGGGACGAGGTCGTATCCGCATGCCCAGGGGATCCAGCGGGGAGCGTCGAGGAAGTAGACGCACCCGAATTTATCACATGATCAGTTGCGGCATTTGTCGACGCTGGGGGGACATACGACGCCGTAGGGTTTGCGGCAGATGTAGATCCAGAGGGAGCAGGGGAGGATGAGACCATCTTTCTTCTTATTATATCTGGTTCGTGAAGATTTTACTTACGTCTTCACCATCGAGAATACGTCACGGGCAAGAGTGCGGGCATCCTCCTCCGTAATGTTCTCGATCGTTCGTGCGACGTCACACAGACCGTCATGAATCTCCATCCACGGCTCGTCGTCCCACGGAACCTCGGTGGTGCGCGGACCACGTCCAGGAAAGTTCTCCAGCAGAACGCCGTCCTTCTTTCCCTTCATGAACATGTAGCACCGCAGTTGGACGAAATCGTAGGCAGGCGGAGTTGTCCAGAACCGCTTACGGTTCTTCGTCTCCACCACCTTCTCGCCCTGCATTCCATCAAGGTATCCAATGAGGCGGTATGTGCTACACTCGAAGTCTACAAACGAATTACGACCGGTGACCTCGACCCCCGTAGCCGCAGCATAGTTGTTCTCGGCCTTATCCTCCAGCTTAGTCCCACGCCGCTTCTGAATCTCGGACGCCAGAACCTGGTGCTCCTGTGTACTTTCAACGTGCGCGACAATATCGGCACGAGCAACTAGATCAGGAAGAGCAGCCGCAGCCGTTGTGTGTCCTGACGCGATCTTGGCGACAATGTCTTTGAGCGCATCGTTGGCGGGCGCGCGCTTTCCCTCCAGCGTCTCCTGTACCACCTGACGAACATGCTCCTGCTTGAAGGTACTGATTGCCTTCTCTACCTGCGCATCGGAGGTAGCACCTACCGACTGGTCTACGGACGCCCACATCGCCTTGAGAGCAGCAGGGGAGGCTGCCGCAACAATCTCACGCTCAGACTTAGCGCCCATCGTGGTCTTCACATCTAAGACCAGCGACTTGAATTTGGGCATCATGGAAATGACCTTAAGAAGTGATTCATTCTTGCTGCGGTAAGGGTTACGGCCGAGGAGAGATGCGACATCGGAGGCGGAGAATCGGGGCTTCGTGGACATTGTAGGATATGAGTTCTTGTTCTTTACCAGATTCCGTTTCCCTAATCCGTTTTACGCAAACATGTTCACATACGAAGGACCGCAGCAGTTGTTTGCGGATGCTAGTGTCTGGAAGATCCTATCGCACTCCGGATTTGACGCTCTCGCCATTCCTAGGGGTTCAGGTCCAAACTCGGCAACCAGTTTCGCGTACCGTTCTTTCACTGTGCGGGCCTCGGGAGATTCCTCTTCAGTCTCAAACCACGGCGGTTCGGTCCAGTACGGTTTCAGTTCAGAGAGTTCCGATAAATGAATGACGTGAAAGGCATTTTCAAGACGGAAAGAAACCGTATCACCTGGAAATCCAGCGATTTCCCAGAACACGTGTTTGGTGTTCCGTACAGATGATTGATGGAGATAGTATTCTTGGTTCGAGTGTGTCCCGTTTTTCGCGGTAAGACCAATTCTTACATTTTTTGGCGTCCATTCCTGCGCATTGATATAGTCAAGTAGAGGGCGCGTCATCACGAAATCCGCGTCCCACCGAAATGTCCATGTGTACCGAGCCTGTTCGGCACACCAGTTTGAATACCGCACGAAGCTGTGATCGGAGTTCGCGTCGGTCGCCAGCGTTTCGTACCCTGCTCTAGATATCGCGTGATCATAGAGTACAATCCGAACATGTGGATTCTCTTTCGCGAGGAAATCAGCGATCTCTGCGCTCCGGTCGGTACATCGATGAAGCACAAGAACTATTTCGTAAGGAATCGTCAGAGATATCAGGGACCTTACAGAACGAGCAAGGACCTTTTCTTCGTTGCGTATGCGGACGATAAAACTTATACCCGCACCAGAATCCTCCATTTACGTATCCACGAACGATAGTATGTAAATGGAGTCTTCCGTGACTCCCGTTCCCATTCGTCTCCACATTCTGGCTCTACCGCATACCGTCACGAATGACGATTTCAGTCATTGTGCGTATACGGGAAAGGTCCTGCGGTTCCCCGAGATGATGATGTCTCGTGGATTCGAAGTGTATCATTACGGTATCGAAGGATCCACCACAAACGCTACCCGAGATGTTCAGTTGATGACGCGCGATGAGTGGGATTACTTCCGCGTTCAGTCGTACAAGTTCCTCCACCCCGAGATTTCCCATGACAATGCCGTAAAGCATCTGGCCGATCACAAATCGTTTATCGGAGATCTGGGGAACTGGTCAACTCCTCTCTACATTGAGTTCAACGATCGTCTACGCCCGCTTCTACAGGCAAACTACCGCTCGCCCACCACGGATATCGTGTGTGTCCCGTTTGGAACATCGCACGATCGGGCCTTGAAGGATCTCAATATGGTGGTATGTGAGAGCGGGATTGGGTACAACGATTCAACCCGTAACTACCGCATTTTCGAGAGTTATGCGTGGCTCCATCACGAACTCGCGAAGTCGGGGAAGTGGGGGCAGAATTACTGGTTCGTGGTTCCCAATTACTTTAATGCCCGCCACTGGCCTCTCTCCCTCACCCCCAAACTGAATACGGTTGGATTTTTCGGGAGGATCTACGACGGCAAGGGGTGCCATATTGTGACGGAAATCGCGTCGCGTATGCCTCATGTCCAGTTCATTCTGTGCGGCCAGGGAAATCCCGAACCGTTCATGAAGTATCCCAACATTGTCTATAAGCCTCCGATCAGCGGAACTGAGCGAGGAGAGTACTTGGGGTCTCTCACGGCTCTGCTAGCACCCACGATGTTTATTGAACCTTTTTGCGGCGTTGCGGTAGAAGCACAGATGTGTGGAACTCCCGTACTAACACAGGATTATGGTGCGCAGACAGAGACGGTGGAGAATCTTAAGACGGGGGTTCGCTGCCATACGCTACAGGATTATGTACTGGGCGTACAAATGGCAGTAACCGGAAAGTTTGATCGGCAGTATATCCACGAACGTGCCGTCAAGCTGTACGACATGTTCGAGGTAGGGAAGAAGTACGAGTATGCGTTCCGGAGTATTATGGATATCCATAGCGGTGCGAACGGATGGTATTCCCAGACATCGCACCTAGATGCTCTGAATGAATTCCCAGTGTAGGTACTCGCAAATACGTTTCCAGATCGCATCGTGCTGAATCAGCCGATCGCGGGATTTGAGTAGCGGGAAGTGGACCTTGTACTCGTCCAGCTCCAGCAGCTCCAAGAATTTGTAGATAATGTAGGAATACGACAGAAAGTTCCGGCGCTCGTCGGGACAGTATAGAAGGTAGGGAGCTTGGACTTCCTGAAACATGGCCCGAATCTTGTCCTCGATCTCGGGCGTAATCGTCGGAGGAGGATTACCGTTCAGGCGCGACAGGATATGTGCCGCATGCTCATAGTACCGATTGCGTCCCAGCTTCTTGAGGATTTCGCGGATATTCTGTTCGGTCAAGAGCGCGATATTCTCAATGCGCCGCTTCCTGATTTCACAAATCACTTCATTCATCACATCGTCGGGAATCTCCGTGCTTTCCTTCGCCTGAAACTGGTTCAGAATCTCGTTGAGGTGATTCTGTTTCTTGTACGCATAATTATTGCGCTCCTTCGGCGGATCACGGAAACTCGGGAAGTCGGAGACAACGAGGGCATACTCTTCTGAACCACACTTGGGACAGACGAGAATACCTTCGGACGTAATTTCTTCGCGCGGAATGTTGCATGGTGCACAATGCTCAGACATCTTCTTGATATTGTCGGCATTCTCGGCAATGTTCAGACCGTTGGATAGACCGCGACGGGACATATACTCGTCAAACATCTTCTTCTTCGATGGACCCACTGCGGTTTCAGTAATTGAAAAAAGTTTATCGAATGTTCCCTGAGCAGTTGCGCCCATATCAATTTTCGATACGGTCTTCTTCTGAAGAGGCGCATAGTAATCCAGCATGATATCACCGCTATCCAGGTAATATTTCTGAATATCGTACTTCTCAACTGCCCGCAACTTCTCGTCTTCCAGAAGAATCAACTCTTTCTGAAGGCGAGTCGATCGCATAACGTCCGAAAACTCGAACGGGTCAAACACTCCCGACAAATCAACCTTGACTTTGATGATTTTCTCATCGAGTACTGCGATTGCCTCCGTGGATGTGCGGGTGTGTAGATCTTCAATATGACGCTCATGAAGGGAATCTAAGGTCCCGATTTGGTCACGATTCTTTCCTCCACCTCCTTCGCGAGACTTTTTCACCTTGAATACATCTGAAGACATACGACGGTTCTATTATCACTCTGGGACGACCACCTGTAAGCCATTATTTCATGACGATGTAGGCAAGAACGCACGCGAGCGCAACTCCCCACAGGGTGAACGAAAGGGTATCAGGTTGGTAGACAACATCGTGGTTGATACGATACGTGTCGGAACGATAATCGGCAAACTTTTCTGTGGCGGTTTCACTCTCAACAAGTTTAGCCGCGGGTCCTTCGAACTTCGCCTGATTTGAGGCAACGCGGCATCCGGCCCCGGGAGGAGGAAGACCCATATTCAGTTCAAGCGACGGCGTCAAGAACTGGGTGTCGGACGTATTGATTCCGCCATTCGTATCGACTACGGGACATGTATACGCCTTACAGGGAGGAATGCCGTCGGCCACCAGTCCGTTCATAATCTTCAGGGGATTCATCGACGCCAGATCGCCGCCCATCCCAGGAATTAGTCCGTCCATACCCGACCCTTCAACCGCCCGCTGGAAACTGACTCCTAGAACTCCCGCGGCATCATCTCCACCCATGTAATTGTTGACGTACGTCGACCGTTTCACAACCTTTCCCCCGGGCGCCTTACAGTATCCTCCCGTATCCCGAAAAAACTGGCTTCCAACTTTTGGGCCTTCAATAAGGTTTCCGACGTACCCACGCACTGCCCCAATGTTGGTGGACACCTGGTCAAACGATCCGTCAGACGACACACCTTTCTGGGCAGGGGACTGGATCGTTTGGAGGTAATCGAAGGACGGACCCAGAACCACATCCATTCCCGCATTCATGGCTCCAATAGGATTATCGTTCGCGTGTAGGACAGAGCTTTGAACGTTTGCCCACATGCTTACCTCCTCTTCTTATGTTTTCGGATGAGACGCAAATTCTAGCAGTTGACGCCGGAAGGCGGAATTCGTAAGGATACACGGACGCTGACGGGCCACCGATTCAATCAGTTTCATCATCGGGATTCCGAAACGTCGATGGACGTAAGCGATGGCCAGAGTGGCCGACCGATTCATTCCTGCGTGACAATGAACATAGACATTTCGGCAAGCAGGGTCTCGAAGATAGATGTCCATAGTCTCTTCAAATCTCGGATAGAAATCACGAATGATTTCAGTCTGTTCAGTATCTTCGGCACCCATACACGTGTACCGAGGACCTAGATGTCGGCGGGCCCAGAATGGACACGCAGTCTCGTCGGCACAATTGACGATGTTCGTCACTGAATATATCCTCATGAACCGAGGGGTCATGTGTGTTCCGGGACCAAGAAGAATGCGATCAAACACAACTGCGATTGGATCGTATATGGGTCCGCGAGACCGTGTTCGATAAGGGGCAATAATTGCCTCGACCTCAGACATGTTATTATACCACAGGAACGTTTACCTATCCGATTTTTCGTATGAGCAAAAACGGATTGAGGCGGCTCTAGAAGAGTGAAGGGCAACAATGATGACTCGACAGAAATCAGGATTTCCTACCGACGGACGCAATCATCATGCGGGCATCAGAAACGAAGCAGACATCGCAGCACTCTGGACCACCTCTCCTCCTCCCTTCTTCACATCTATCTACGGCACCAATATCCAGTTCATCCACCGCGGAGGCACACACGCGGTCTCCGACATCGACATCGTCCACAGCCCGGACAAGACTGTTTCCGACGGCATATCGCTCAAGAGACACAAGAGCGGCACGTACGACTACATAAACACGTCACGCGTCTCGGACTTCCTCGACGACTTCGATCTCAAGACTACCCTAGCCGGTCTTCGTACAGCCGGTCTTTCAGAGACAGAAACGCGCAAGCAGGTCACACACTGCCTCGCGAACACTCTGACGGAACTGAAGTCTTCTCACATCAAGACACTTCTCGAGACGTGTACTCGCCGTTCACCTCGGTGGATGTGCGTGAACGATCTGGAGACCCGGCGTCTCATTGTCTTCGAGCACTCCGAGATTGACGCCTTCCAGGTACGCGAGGACGACGAGTTCTTCCTGAAGTCCACTCCTCGCGCACGGACTTCGGCCACTATCTGGCGCCAGCGGGCGGGAGTGGAGGCCAGCACGACTCTCCGTATTCGTCTCGTCCTCAATAACGGTATTGGCGCCTTCCTCGGTCTTCCCACGTCAAAAAATAAGTCGAGTATTCACACGCTCAAACTCCAGCAGGATGCGGTCAAGTCCCTACTGTCTCGGGTGAAATCAGTCGTTCTCTGATAATCGCAATCGCCTCTGGATTCCGATCAAATAAAACCGCCAGTCTATTTTTCAGTTTACATGCCTCTCCCATAGTTCCCGATCCGGCCATTGGGTCCAGGACCGTATCCCCTTCATCGGTGGTCATATCTACGATCCGCTCAAGTAGTTTGAGAGGTTTGGCGGTTGGATAATGACGAATCTCGGATCCTTGGGCGATCGAGAAGATATCGTCCCAGATATCGAGACAGGGTTTTCCTGGGCTTTCGTCCTTGTACAGTTTCTTGTACAGGTTCGCCTTTTTCCCTTTGGGAACATACAAGCGGTTTTCTCCCTGAAGTTTTTCCATCTCTTCTTTCGAGATGCGCCATCCTTTGGACGGATGAAACATCTTTCCTTCGATCGTGAATTCGTAGTCGTACCCGGTACGTGTTTTGTCGCACACTAGATGTCCCAACGAATAGTGGCCGCGCGCATCGGAATTCTTGAATGAATTGTTCAGGTAATGAGAATCAAGAGGTTGGTAGACCATATGAAATTTACGTTTCGGAGTCTGGGTACACCAGAAGATCATATCAATCGAAGATCCAAGATTGTTCTTGATATTGTTTTTTGATCTACACCGTTTCCAGACAATAGGTTTCACGATACTGAAGGCCGCTCGCAGAATGCTTTCGGGGATAAACATCTGTTCAGAGGAAATGTGGAAGAAGAGAGATCCGTTGGGTTTCAGAAGGGGTACACACAAATCAATCACAGTCTTGACGAATTCGCGATACGTTTCATCGGTCCAATGATCTTCGAATCCTGGTCCGCCGGCCGCGCTCAACGTATACGTTCGATCGCTGTTAAAGGGTGGGTCTAAATAAATCGTCTGAATACTCTGTGGAGAGAGAGTTTTCAGAAGATCAAGGCAGTCTCCTTGACGAATGTCCATGTATGTTTGAGTATGAGACAGACTGTATTTTTCGACAATTTATCCGTTTTATGCCTAAACGAGGGGCTGGAGAAGGGTCTGAAGAATATAAACCAGAACAACTCCTAGACCGCCAAGAACGGCCGCGCCCGTGAGCGAGACAACACCCGAACCGGCGTAGGTGTTCGGGATGTAGCGAAGAACCAGGGACTGTACCTGGGTGAGCGAAACGATAAACACCGCGCAAAACACCGAGACATACGTCATAATGCTCTTAAGAACCGTCTTGGCGGCATAAGGGTGTATCCCACCTACCTGGGACGGCGGCGGCGGAGTATAGATAGCGGCAGATGTTCCAGGGGTGATCATCTGCGGGTACGTTGTCGAAGACGGCAGGGACATCGCGGGCTGCTGCGAACCTCCCGGGGGCATCAGCTGGTCAAGAGGGGTGGCGTCCATTCGTTTATAGTATCTAGAGTGAAAGTCTCGCGTCGGGACACGACGCATCCTCCACTTTATACCGATAGCACTTTCCATCCACTCGTGTGACCATCTTTTTCAGTTCGTCCATAGGTAGAGCGCACACATCAATCTCTGTCTGGGGGCGATGAAACATCAGGACCGCGATACCTATCCCAATCACAAACGAGAAGAAGTAGTTTGCTTCGGGTTTTTTCAGGACTTTGCTGATCTCCATTTCTATTACATTACTGGTTTAGAAAATCAATGCCGTCGGTGCACTGAACCTCGTACGCGGCGGCGCGGAAACATCCGTTCTCGACCTTGGGATTGCGCAGAACCATATCGGGTTTCTTGATATCGGGGACTAGTTTCTTGGACGTCTGCGGCGGAACAAAGATAGTGGTCACGATCATTCCGACAAGAAACCCACCGAAGATCCAGAGGATATCAAACATTATTCTAGACCGAGAGTTTTATAGACAAGGGCGATGGTTTCCTGATTATTTCCAGACCACGTAATCGACTTCTTGCCCATCGGAATATTTGCGCCTTCCCCGAAATTCACGAAGAGATCGGCAATGTAGTAGAATTGCCGCCTGTCGTTAATCCACACAACGTGTTGATCGTTCGCGTCCATCTCTTCGAAGAATCGATCGCGTTGGTTCACGTATCCGCCCACCAGAACAACGAACATATTATATACTTACAGATCCTTTTCCCAAACTATATTTCGGTAGAAGGTGAAGTCGAGTTCCTTGGCTAATTTGTCTACAAAGTCATCGGTAAAGGCCTCGCAGGGTAAAGGGCCATAATTGCTTCGCCTCCAGTTGTCTTTCACTGTCTCATATTTTTGTAGGTGTCGCTCGGTAGGATGAATCCCAAAATTTCGTTCATACCATGTCTGTCCGTATTTCATAAACGAAAACCACATGAGACTCACCTCCTTTCCATTACACATAATCGTAGATTCATCCTGTAACTGAACCTTTGTAGCCCCCAGTTCCTTTAAGAACGAGAACATGAAGTTTATCATCTTTTTTGTCCCGTCTCCGCGCGTCATCTTTCCGTCGACTGAACAGGATGAAGAATACTCAAGACGAAGGAGGACTGCGACCTTATCCGACATATCCAGATCTGCTACAAAACACGGCTGAGTAGGACTCCAGAGAAGAACACGTTTATATTTATCTCCCTCTTCTTCCAGTTCGATTTTGTAACCAGACCGTTCAATTGCCGTATCATAACTTCCGCCTCTATACGCCCTCCAACGGGCATTTCTCCTTAGATACTTCAGTATAGTAAACATCTTCCAATCTATAGTGTGATACGGCATCACTCAACCTTCTTCTATTTGTAGTACACAATGAAAGATATCCGTAAATTTTGGGATGCGCGCGTACTTCTGGCGATTGTCGCATCAGCGATCGCAGTGGATACTGCGGGGCTCTTTGTATGGCGGTACACGGCCGAACCCGATGGACCCATCAATACATGGTACGATGAGTTTGGTTTGGTTGCCTACATCCTCGACGTCCTGTCCATTGTGATCGGCATGATTCTAGCCCAAATTGTAGCGTCCGCGATTGGCGGACCGTTCAATCTGGTGGCGTTCTTAGTGATTGTCGTGGCCATTCAGATGACCCATGATCTCTTTTTCAGTCAGGTAGTGGTTCCCATGATTCCTCCAGGCCGTAATTCGATCATTGACTTGATGTTCTCATATTCCACGATGAAGGGAGCCGAGTGGGTTCTGGCCGTAGACGCGCTCTACATGGTCGCAACCACCGCGAGTACGCTTGTCCTCCTAGAAATGCCGCAGTATGTGTCCTGGTTCAAGATCATTGGATGGCTGTACGCGACTGGCTATATTCTGTTCACGCATACGCCAGTTCGAACTTGAAATACGTCCACTCGGTAACCGCTCCTCCACCCACAGTTGGGTTAACGATCGCGTAGCCAGTATCGGGGTTTACACTAATCTTCACGATATCTCCGCCCATCGTGCAGTCGGCAGGAACGGTCCAGCCCGTAAAGTATGCCTCGACACTGCGGTTCGTCTGGGTCCGCGAACCTTCGCGCGTAGGAAGAAGGAGGGTGTACGCCTTCCCGCTCTTCTCCGACTGGATTTCCTGTAAGTAACTATTCAGGGGCTGGTGCTGAAGGGCTTTCTGTTCGTTCTCGGCATTGAGAAGTCCAGGTTTTGTCGTGCGAATAAACTCACGGATCGCCGTGTGAATATTTTCATTGAAATGTTCGTCTACCGTTCCCTGAACCTTGAGACATTTGGGCTCAGATTTTGGGGATTTCTGCATACTTACCGAGGCCGAGGCCGAGGCCGACGACGTCGATGATTTGGTGGGAATAGTTACGGATGAGAATCCTCGAGCGGCTTTGCGGGCTTCCGCGGCCGAGTCGGTACGCGCCTGCTGACCGAACAAAGCGTCTTCGTCTTCCCCCTCTTCGGTTTCTTGAACGGGTGTAGGGACTGGTACTGGACCGCCAGGAATACCCTGGGCAACCTTGTGCGCAACCACGGCAGAATCGGTGCGCGCCTGCTGCCCAATCTCGTTTTCTTCAGGCGTGAGATCGGCATTGGCGGGGAGCAGCGTAGATGCGGGTGTAGACGGACCCACCAAACTTTCCATCACAGATTCTACGACATCGGTTGCCGTTGCTACTGGGGCTTCTTCAGGAACAGGGTTGATGAACGATCCTTTGAACTCGACCTTGATGATTGACGGATACTCTCCCTTCTGTGCCTTCTCCCGAATCTGTGCAAGCGTTTCCGTCGCCTCCTCCTTCTCCTCCTTCAGGGAATCAATAAGGTCATACGTATCGCCGTTCCGACGTAGAGCCACCCAATGATCTCCCGTGTTCGCGATGAATCCAACCGAGGTATCCTGAATCTCTTCAAGAATGAGCGGAGTCGCGGAATATCCGAGAACGCGCAGGGCACCCATCATCACCGAATCTTCGTAATTCTCGTTTGTGGGACAGGGATTTGATCCGAGCACCTGTTTCTTGGTCACCAAATATTTACACATCGACATCATGCTCACGGGAATTTCCAGCGATTCAATATTGCTCTCCGTAATCTCCTGCTCGTCGTCTTTTACGAAATACGAGCCGCCCAGCAGATTGTTCAGAGCATGGCGGCCGCATCCGAGACTCTTAGGATCCTGAGGTTCAAAGTACCCGGGAATCGGAGCAGGAGATCCAAACTTTGTCTGTGCAGGCAGTTCTTTGGGAATCCGGGTAGCAACCTTCTTGCCTTTCGGAGATACCCCGGGAACAATGCGGCCTTTCAGTACAGCCACCATCTCAAACCCCGGCTGAAGAATAACTGTTCCGCGTCCTTTAATGAAGATCGGGAGAGGACGGGTCAGGAATCCGTGAAGAGCCACGCGGTGATCGCGATCGCCGACAGGTCCAACGAAAAAGTCGGTGAATCCCGCCCTCGCACGCGAAAAAGTCAGGCCGGGCGTCTCCGATTTCAGGGCAAATTCAACTGCTCCGTCGGCGTCCGATAACGCCCGAGGACGCAAAAGAGGACTTTCTTTCGGTAAAACATCGGCAGCCTTGACGACATTCGGATTGTCCAGAAACGTCTCAATGTCCGACGCAAAATGGTAGAGCGGAATCTCCATTGAAGTCGGAACTTCGGCGATGACGGGCGTATCGGCCTCAACCGCGTTCTTTCCTTTCGTAAGCACACGACGCTCAGCCCGGCGTTTTTCCTGTTTCGTCTTTAGAGTCTCAATATGCGGACTCGACGGCTCTTCGCCCATCAACTGCATATACGGAACCAGATCTTCCCCCTGCTTACGGAGTTCAAATGAATGTACGAGGGCGGATTTAGGAACGGCATCGGCGTCCGTGAGTTCAATGTATCCAAAAACGTCCTCCGCCATTCTTCGTCTTATTATTATACTACTTCACAGGAAATGAGGAGCGTGTCTCTTACGATACTGAAGCAAGTGTTTCTTGGCGCCACGATAGTACGCTCGGTAATTCGTGGTCGCATCGTCTGAAATCTTGTATTCGGGGGGCATTGCGCACCGAGGTGGGGTAAATCCTGCGCGCGGAAGACCAGACGGTTCTACGGTCCTCAACCAATCGAGATGTTTCTCGCACGCATGCTCTCGATCACTGTATCGGTAATGATACTCGTCGATCAGTTCTTGGGTGAGTTGAATAAGCCAGCGGTAATTATCCACCGATTCCAAGAGCCAGAGCGCGCACGGATGCTTGCGATGAGTGGGTTTGTATCCTCCACCCGGAGCAGTGTGTATCAATGTCGGCGGTTCCGTTTGGGACCAGTGACTTGTATACAGAAGTTGACATGATTCAAGGATCATTTTGACGACGTGTTTGTCGCAGTGATATTTTGCGCATTTGCGGGGAGTCCAGTGAAGGAAGAAGATGTTCATTTTTGGGTGGTAGGAGCCGCAGGAGGTACAGATGCTGTCTCCGGTCCTGGGACCTTCGGCAATACGTTTTGGTTGAAACGTTCCTCGGCATTCGCAGTCGTGATTCCGCGATAGACCATATCCATCTTTAATTTGAGTAGGGATGTGCGGCGCGATTCGGGGGCGGGCATCCTTATTCTTCTTATTACAATTCAATATGATTTCGCACGGCGTTGTTGAACGTATTGGGCTGGAAGGGGATATCCTTTTTGGTCGCCTCGGCTTCGATCACATACTTTGTGGAGGTATACTGGTTCATCAGGAAGTACAGGAAGACCGCAATCATTAGAACAAACATCAGGGCGTTAAACCACCAAGATCCGTGTAGATTTTGAATAGTCTTGGATTGAATGAGATTGTTCTGAACACGCATGAGTGTTCCGTCGTCTACAAGACGCATAATTGTTGGAAGCATATACATAATGATTGCCGCTTTAACCGCCGGATCGGCCGTATGCTGTTTCGGAGCATCCTATGCTGCCCACCAATTCTTTCCGGTGAATCCTGTGAACCCTGAAGACGCTCTCAAAAATAAGTCAACGATGAATACGGTAAACATTTTAACGTCCGACGAACTGAAAACGCGGAGTCTCAAAGAACGCATTGACGCGTACACCACCGGTCGGGCAAATCTCCAAGATGTTATGATGGTCACGGCGGAAAAGGGGACTCTCAATCAGGCGTATGTTGCGATCGCGAAGAAGATACCAACTCTTCCTCCGAGATCGGAACAGCGTGGACAGTATGAATTTCTCAAGAAGGCAGCGGACGATCATTACAGCGGATTTGTTCCAACAGCATCGCCACCCACGGATGGAGGTCTCCTTCCCGTACTTTCAATCGGTGGCGAGCAGACGGGTTCGCTACCACCGCCCGCAAAATCTCGTACTGGTCGTGAAGACTAGGTTGTTTGATCTCCACTTCCAATTGGCCATAGAGAATACTTTGAAGAGTGTCCTCCATGTCCCTCCTTGCTCTTATGCGATACTTGTGAGGCTCTGCGTATACGGATTTGAACGGAAGGCGTCAAGAATTGAAGAATCCATGTTCTTGATCTGCTGATCCTGCGGCAGGGGCTCGTTGAAGCGGTACGCGCCCTGCTGCTGTGTCGACGACGGGAGAGAGACTATATTGGTAGGATCCACCGCCTCGCGAGTATTGATCATCATATCCTCGTCCTTATTGACCTTGACCGCACCCACCTGCGCCTCACCTGAATGAATTGCCGTGTATCCCCCTGGCGTGTAATTGGTCATCGCCGACGCCTCGCGACCAGGGTTCGTGTACGCCTGGAGATACTGATCAACGAGGTACGAGCCCTCGCTGGCCGCACCCTGACCGCCACCAGGACCCGCCCACTCACCAACTGTGAGTTTCATGAACTGCTCGAACGGCTCCGTGAACTCGCGGATATAGTTCGCAAACGTGAACGACGCGCCGCCCGTTCCGTAGTACTCGGTACTGGTGGTCTCGCGCTGCTGCTCCTTCTGCATCTGTTCAGGGAACGAGGCCGGGGCGACCTGTGCACCCGTCGTGGTGTTGAGGTACATCAACTCGCCCGTATCCTTGTCCGTGAGCACCTGGAACGTATCGGGGCGGTTCTTCATGACCGGAGCCTGTAGACCAGGCTGGGTAACGAAATGCGAGCCTGGAATGACGGGGGAATCATACGATAACTTGGGCTTGTTGGCCGTACGAATCTCGTCGGTGGTACGGGGTTTGGCGAACTCCTGGGTCGCATTGAACTGCTGGTACCCACCTGAACCGAGATTGTTGTATCCGTCGTTCACACCCGGGGCAACACGGGTCTGCTCGATCGGGAACACGTTCTTCATACCCGTTCCGGCTACCATGCGCGACTGCATGAAATCCGACTCGTTGGCGTTTCCGAACACGAGTCCCTGGCCCGGGACCACGTCGTAGAAGGACGACACCTCGCGCTTCTGGAAATACTCATTCCCGGTTCCCGCGAACGTATCCAGAATCGAGTTGGTGGCGCCCGTGCGCATATTCTGGGTCACCTTCGCGCCGAAAAAGGGCACCATGTTATTATGTCCCTGCTCCTGAGAATAGGCGACGCTATCGTTCTGCGTAATCGCCGACTTCGGAGGACTCACCGCATCCTCGAACCCTTCGCGTCCCTGCGGCCGGTTCTTCGACTCATCATTGTATTGGGTCGCAAGGATGTATCCTAGCAAACCAACACCTGTAAAAAGTGCGACCTCAATCATTATGTATCAGTTGGTTTAATTTCGGGACCCCATGGTCCGCGAAGGCGCGCGCGTGTTCTTGAAATACTCAAAGGGAGGGATGGAATGTTCCTGGGGGCGGTAGACAAGCCACTGGAAATTGTTCGGCTGGAGTCGCTCCTTCGCGAGCGGGACATTGAACGAGCCAACAAAAGGAGTCCGGGGCGGGGCGTCCTGAGCATTGACGGGCGTCTGAAACATCCAGCGCGACTGGTAGATATTCGCGTCTTCATGTACCTGGGTAGCCATTGTTATTATACTACCTCGTGAACAAATTCGGAGACATTGTTGTATGCGTCATTCAGCATACCCATGGGCGCACTTCCAAGTTCAGCAAGGGCTGCGTTGACGTTTACGGGGGGAGCAATCGGCGGCATCGGCATCGTCTGCGTTGCGGATAAGATAGTTGCGGTGGGCGTTGATGTCGTCGGCGAGGTAGTCGACGATGTCGTTGGCTGAGTTGCGCCTGGGACCAGGTTGGCCGAAGAAGTCGGGGTATGCGACAGCTGGATATCCTGGGGGTTTCCGGCCACCTCGGACCATACCTTCTGATTGAACGGGGACACGACATACTTCGCGAGATTCTGCTGGAACTGGGCAACGAGACGATCCATTCCGTCTGCGGCAACGGTGGGAGGAGCCACATCCGACGCCTTCTTGGCCGGACGCGTTCCGTAACAGTTCACGCCAAACTGGGTTCCCGGATCAAAGTATCCGCCGTTCACGCCTGGACGTCCGCACTTAATACGTGCCTGCGAATCCTGCTCCTTCTGGAGTTTATCCCAGGTCGCCTGCTGGGTTGGGAAGAGGGCAATTCCACCCTCGGACCATCCGTATCCACACCACTCTGCGCCCTGGCGGTACGCATCTTCAACCTGCGAGTACGACGCCAACGTCGCGCCGTACGCCTTACACACTGCGGGGGCCTGAGCATACGTGAACGTATTGTCCGCCACGTAGAACACTTCCGTCAGGGGGATAGGGGCGACCGGGATCGTGGTGGTTGCCGGGAGCGGCGGCTCGAACGGGTTCAGATCGTAAGTTACATCGAGTTCAGTGTCCGTACTGACGATGTGTACGAATCCGTAGGAGTACAGAATGAACCCAATGAAGGCGGTGAGGAGTACGAAGGCGAGGAAGGCGAACGTGTCGGCGAGCGCAAGTGAGATGGCGATGATTCCCAGTACCACGACGATTCCGATCGTAAGAACTGTAGGAAAGAGGGGATGTTTGGTGTGCCGAAGAGGTGGAGATACCGGAGCCGCAGGGGCCGCAGGGGCCGCAGGAGCCGTAGGAGCCGCAGGAGCCGCAGGAGACGATGAAGACTGAGGGGTCATGAATGATGTAGACGGCATCGGGATCGATGTGGACGTCGACGATCCACCCTGTGAAATCGTAATTGTCGTCGGAGGAGGAGGAGAAGGAGAGTGAGAATACATTGAGGTGGAGGAAGTAGGCGAATTCAGGGTATTTGCTATGCCGCTGAGGGCTGCCTTGGCTGTCGGATCCGGTTCCGCCTGAGCAGTGGACTGGACAGATTTGGAGGCCTGTTGTAGCGCGTTCGTAATGACCTTCACGATATCGCCAACTTTCATATTCATCACAGATGTGCTATTCGGCACATCAGGTGGCGGTGGCGGGGGAGGCACGGAGCTCATTATTAGTTTTCATACAGGAAATAAAGCAGGACTCTCATCGTACGATCTACCGGGAACTTCTTGGAATCCATTTCCTGTACCGAGGTATCGTCGAGAATATACCACGCGTGTCCCGGAGGCAGTTTACGAGCGTACGTGAACCAATGTCCGCCGTTAAAGCAGATCACCGTAAAGAGAAAGTACTTGTGTCCGTTCAGAACTAGAAGGCTCGAGTAATCTATAGGGGTCATAGACCAGATCATCATGACTTTCGGAAACGTTCCAAACAGAACCTGTTTCGTACATCCCATCTCTCCGCACTTCTCGCATTTCCATTCTGGGACAGCGTGCGGAGTCACGTATTCCTGAATCGCATCAAGAAGCGTGATCCCGGGCTTTGACGGCATGAGATTAAGGTCAATGATTGTTGTTGTCTTCAACTGCGTATCGCTACAGTGGGTACACTCAATCCGGTCGCCAGTACTAAACCGCAACTCTGCGTCCAGCCACGGAAGTTTGTCGCACAAATGAACGATGAGTTCATGGCTGTCCCCGATATTCTCGCCGGCAGGAAGGTAAGACGTTTTGATGACGTCGAAAAATTCTCGAAGACCCGTCTCGCCTTTATTGCGATAAATGGATTCAAGACATACATCAATCGGGTTTTCCTTATCAATATTTGTTCGTTCGGAGTATCTGTCCACCAACGGGGGGCATGAGAACAATCCTTGAAGTGCGGCGTTTACCCAGCAACTTCCACGATGGTTGTTAAGCCCGAACATTATATACTATCACCCAAAAGCACTAAACGAATTTAAGTACCCCTGGACGTCTCCCATAGACTGATTAAACGGTTTCATCAGATCCCACTGGCGCTGAGCTTTGGTGAGCGACGAAATCGTGTCTGCGGGATCTGAGCAACTTGATCCAGGCTGGCCTGGGACCGTTGATCCACACGTTGATCCCTGATGCGTCGAGCAACTCGCCGATCCCGTTGTCGCACACGAACACGGAACCAGCGAACTCTTCGGGACAGTATTGGAGGCGCATCCTGTTCCCGCCTGCGTCGAAGAAGTGTTGGGGGCAAAGGGCGGAATAGTTCCATTAGGCCCCGAGCATCCTCCAATACCAGCAGGTCCGTACGTCGGCGCATTGGACGGAGCATTCAGCGTTGACCCGACACCCGCGGCAAGGGGATTCGGGGTAGAGATTGACGAGGTGAGCGGCGTTGTCGTTGTCGTGACTGCGGAGGCACCTGACGATCCAGACGGGCCTACCAGCGTAATCTCAATACCGATCGTCCTGGCTCCGTTTCCGGTGAACATATTGTTGCCCTTCGGATGCGAGGTGTTCAGAAGGTTGTACGCGACCGTCTTGCCGTTCGTGGACGAGGTTACACTGGTAATCTGGTCAAGCGGGAACGTATAGTGAATACCGTTGTCCGAAATGACGCTCACGTTGTACTCGTTGCCGGTGGACTGCATATCGGTCTTAATGTTGTTGATCGAATCGCCAAACAGGTTCGCGCTGGCCGCAAAGGCCGCGTATCCGTTATTGTACTCATAAATCTGGCTGTCCTGGCCTACATCGCCCAGAGGAATCTGACCTGTCGTCACAATCGTGGTTGCGTCAGGGTTCAGGAGAAGACCCGCGATTCCCGAGATCAGTGCCGACGGACCCACCGACGATACCTTGCTCCCCGAGAAGTTGGGCATAACTGTGGTGACTGCCTGAGTCGAGTTGGATTGCGGAGCAGCAGGTGCGGCAGCAGGTGCGGCAGCGGTAGAGGTAGGAGTAGATGTGGCCATAGCAGTAGCCGTGGGCGGAGTTCCGGACGCACTTGAGATTAGAGCCTGACCGGCGGCGGACGAAATATTCTTCATCATCACGTGGCCGCTCGTATTGTTCGTAGCGACATCAGTGAGTCCTACACTTCCCACGAACCCGGCAGGATCGCGCTGGCCGAGTAAGTAGGTCTGGTACGGTTTTGTCGCCGGACCAATCGAGTATGATGTTCCGTCAGACATAAAGAGATTGAAGGCGTAGGTATTGTCCGTATCCGGAGGTTCCCAGTAGGCTGTCCAGGCTCCCGTCGTATCCTGCCACAGCGATGCGTTCTTTGGTTTCGTGGAAGCATCGAAGTATTCTCGCCCTCCTAGGGTGATAAATACCAGGTAAAGGGCGAAGAGAGCCAGGAGCCCCCACAATAGGATCGTGTATCCTCTCATTATCTACTAGGAACTATCAAAATATCATCAGCCATGCGTCGGGCATCCGGATGTTTGCGAGGCGCACGTACAACTTTGGAGTGCCGAGCGGAGTACGTTGGGACCGGGGCCGTACAGATCCGGAGGTGTTAAAGCACTGGACTGCGACATCTGGGATACGTTCGAGACGGTGGAACGGGGGGCAGTCGACGGATTAAAGTTGCTCGGGATGTTCTGGAGCATGTTCACAATGTTTTCGGGAGATGGGTTTGTTCCTCCCGCGGCCTGGAAAGCAAAAGCAAACTGCGAGTACCTATACGTCCCGGGGACATTCGTGAGTGCGGTATAAATCTGTTTATCCGCCGTTCCGAGCGGGACGTTGGTGAGCGAGACAGGGGCGCCTTTCACAACCTGCTGAAGAGTTGATAGACCTTGGGATAATGCTAATTTGGTCGCCTGATCGGGCTCGTTTCCAATCAGGGTCTGAATAAACCGTACCTGTGCCTCCCGCAGATCTCCCTGCGTCACGGTCCTCTCCATGCCCGAAGTTCCACTCGTAGATCCCAGTGTTGAGTCGGTATTAAACTGCGGAGGAGTGGTCGACTGCTGGGCGGTAATACCTGAGAGAGGGGGTTGAGAGAAACGAGTATTAAGCTTCTGATCATGCGTTATGCAGCCAGCCCCTGCCTCTGCAGCAAGTGCGGATGGTGCAGACGTTAAATTACACTTTTGAAAGATTTTTTCACCTAAACCTATATTTCCAGTTCTTGAATAGCACGTACCTAGTCCACAGTACTTTTCCATAGAAAGAGATGCTAGATCACCTTGAGCCTCCGAACTCCAACCTGACACCCCCGCCATTCCTAAACATTCAGATTCAGTGTAATAACGTTTACTTTCATTTGTAGTAGGATTGACAATTGTCATTCCTTCTCCATTTGTTGGACACGCGGATGATGTCCCACCCGTCATCTTCTCACGTGTCGGTGTGAAAAAGGAGGAGAATAATCCCCAGAATCCCTCTCGCTTTCCCGTGCGTTCATTGATAGGTTTGAGCCATTCGGGTTTCGGCGGGGCGTTAGGAGAGACATCCACTTCGCGTCCCTGCGCATCCCTGAACCGTTCGTGGGCGGGCATCATCACGAACGCGAAGAAGACGAGGAGAACAGCGGCTCCCCAAAAGAGGACTTCATCGCGGATCATCAATTCTTTCATTCTACTATTATAATAGATGGTGAAAAAGACGAAGGCTGGACGTCGTCGTAAGAACACGAAAGCTGGGCGTAGGTCGCTTCTTCGTCGGCGGACGATGAAACACAAGCGTCTGCCGAAAAAGATGGGTGGGTATGATCCGGTAGGACCTAACGGCGGAGACTACGGCAAAGTCCCCGACGCGTATCCGTCGCAGCAGTCGGGGGATCTTCCGGCACCCCTGAATCCGAAGGGCGTGCCTATCGGGAAAGAGATTTACTGAGCCCCTGTCCAAAGGCAGTATCCGTCGTCTCGCTTCCTACCCACCAAGGAGACATGGCCGAATACTTCGCCTGCTGCTGGACATCCGTTGGCTTGAATTCAAGGAAACCTGTGAACGGCGTCCGTTCCTGCGGAATAATGGCCGGGGCAGACGGCAGCGACGCTTCGGGGCACACCGTTCCTGCCGCCGTCAACTTTGTTACATACTCGCGATACTGATCAAGACCTTTGAATTGATGAGCGATACCCGTTGTATCCTGACCAATCCACATATCCTTGCTGACGGGATAGAGATTCGATATACATAACGACATCGTAAACTATTATAATTTCGTGATACTTTATAATGCCCAAGCCTAAATCATACACGAAACCCTCCGACAAGGCCAAAGTCCTGGAGGAAATGTCTCAGGACGTTCCTATGATTGTGAGGATTTACAGCAAGACGTGCGGGGCATGTCAGATGTCCGAGAAGCCGTGGAAGGCTTTCTGTAACGGTTCCCCTCCCGATATCAAGGTACTTGAAGTGGAGCAGGAAGCGGTTCCGGACGATGTGATGATGGGGGTAGAAGGTTTTCCGACCTACGCCCTTCACACAAAAGACGGGGAGAACAAGCATCATACGGGTGCGCTGATGACCCCTGACGATATTCGTACATTTATAGCAGCCCCTTAGGAGAGTTCGTAGACCCCTTGGCGACCACATAGGATTCCGACAGTTCCTTGCGGGATACATTGTCCTGATTGAGGAACTTCTGGTATCCTTCCAGATCGTTCGGGATGGTCGTGGATGCCTGCGTGACCCACTGACGAGCCGACTGCATGAGGCCGTACTTGTCCGACGTATCCATATACAGATCGCTCGTCTTCGAGAACGCCTCGTCAATGCTGGCCTTCACCTGTCCCTGATTAATGTTTGACGGCGCGGCCGACCGATCGGGACCGTCGACGTAGTCTGTGAACAGAACGTTCATGAACGGATTGCTGGCCTTCGGCGTCGCGGCCGCACCTCCCTGTCCCCCGAACGTCTCCTTGAGAATCTGCGTCTCGGGATACAACCGCACCAGGATCGCAGACACCACCATGACCGTAGGAATCAGGAGGAGGTACCACGACTTCTGGGTAATCAGCGAAATCAGTAGAGCCGAGTAAATCGTGAAGCGAACCACCGCATTAAGAGCCTCCGGAACCGTCATATCGTTCGTCGGAACAAAACGACTCCACCGCTTGAACAAATTTGCGGGATCGGTCAGCCAAAATTGTTCTCGGCCGCTCATTATTGGAATAAAGAGATTTACTTCTTACCAACCTTACGTTGTAGACGGGCCAACATTCGCGCACGACGCGCCTCAGGGTGATTGCTCATGAGATCGGCGGCAGTAGGGGTGGGGCGATCACCTGCGCCGGCTCCGGCTCCGGCCGCAGCCTCTCCGAAAAACTCCTTCTTGAAAAGACGTCCAAGCGAATGCGTGAACTTCTCTTTGAGCATCTCGATTTCACGAATGAAATCCTCCTTCTTCAGACTTCCCGAACGCATCTTCTGTTCAATGAGTTTCTGGACCGCCGAGATCGCCTTCTTGGTGACGGGGTGTTCCGGGTTCTTCACCATTTCAAGCATGCCTCCGATATCCGAGAAATCAATCTCCCCCAGACCCAGCGACTCCACATTGATCGTCTCCATCACTTCCATTCCGAGCTTGAAGATGCGCGTATCCTTCAGCGTCTCGAGCAAGTCCTGGATCCCCGACTGCGTCGACTCATCTTTCAGAATATCGTCCACCTCGCTCGTCGCCGTCTGACCGGACATCTTGCTCCACAGATTCTTCACCGTCTCCATGATATCCGACCCCAGATACGAGCAAACCAGGAACATGCGAGTGTACGTCCAGAGCGTCTCCTTCTGCTTATCAGTCGCATCCTTCATGAGAACAGAAAAGTCAATTCCGCGGAGAAACATCTGCGGCTCGGCGAAGATCTTGTCGTCCTTCTTGACCACCTGCATGAAGATCGGCTGGAGCAGGATCTTGAACCGCTCTACCTCCGCCTTGAAATTAATTTCGGCATACTCCTTGTCCAGCGTGTCGGCAAGCGACGGAAACTCCTTGCGGATATCGTCAAGGCATTCTTTGAGAACCGTCTGAACATCAAAGGATCCCGACATCGGTAGTTGTTTATTGTTATATGGGGATCAATCTAAACCATTTGCTTACTCCGCGCGGTTTCCGCCACGGTACGCCAACTTCTTCTCCTCCGTGGCCGTCATACACAGGCATCCCGTATCGGCCGTGATGCTGGACGGGCAGCACTCCGGCTTGAACACCGAGTTCTGGAAATCAAACAGTTGATTATCGTCGGCTGCCTCGTACGCCTTGAGCGGCGTAGGGGCGTTCGCCGCCGACCAGGAATTTCCGTTCGAAATATCAATTCCGTCATACCCACCGGCACCGGCACCAGCGCCCGACGCGGGAGCACCGATCTCATTCTGCCAGAAACCTTCGCGACCTGCAGACAGATAGTAGCGTGCGGCAAGGGCAACGACAAAGGCGGCCGCGCCAACGGCAAGAACGACTGATGTCTTGTCCTTCATTTGTATACATATTACGAATTTAGTTCCGCAAGGACTCTATCCTGAATCTTCGCCAACTCAATCGGATCGTGAGAATCAGGATAATCACGTACCTTGCGTGAACCTCCGTTAATATAGAAATATCCATCCGAGTTCCCCATAAATAATTGCATCTTTCCGTTCTCGAGATACACAACTGCTCGAATCAGTCCGTCGAGAGTCTGGAGACCAGGATAACATTTCTCAAGCGGAACTTTGCCTCCCCCCGTAAACACGGTATCGGTCGGCTCTAACGGCTCATAGTCTAAGTCTTCTTCGATCTCTTCGTAGTCGGCGTACACGGTATCTCCAATCGGGATCTGGTGGTCGGTCGTGTTCAGGCAGATGAGCGTGTAGGGCGCAGGTCCGTCGTAAGGGACTGACCCCTTCGCCTTCTCAATGTACGTCCATACTCCGTCTTCTTTGTCTCGAACCAGATGGGTCCCGGAGACGACGGTTCCGTCGTACGTATACAGCGGAACGCCCTGAGCCAAACACACCATTGTAGCAGTGACCCGAGCCCCCGAACTCAGAACGTCTCCTACCCGCACCTGTTTCAGGAGAACCGTCTCCCCATTGTGTAATTTGATGGGAGTGTCCGGATGGAAACAGTACGACACGCCGACAAACGTTCCAAGAAAAATCGCAAATCCAAGAAGACCGGGGGCAACAAAGACGAGAACGAGGGAGATTGCGAACAGAATGATCACGATGGCTATAATGATCGTCTTCATAAATCCAACGATTGATTCTACCAGTCTCGTAGACGTGATCGCAATCGCGGCGGCATACCCGGTCGAACCTACAATGCGCCCCATAAGATCGCGAATACGAGACATGAGCGACATCATGACTCCGAATGAATCGTGAATCTTCGCAAACGTTTCGGCGGTAAAGGATGTAATGAACATCTGTATCCCACTAATGAAATTGCGGAAATAGCGGAGATCATGGCCGACCATACCAACGAGTCCGTTGATGACTCCAAACAGCATGTAGACAGGGTCCAGGAGGTACTGAAAGATCTGTTGGGACATCGACGAGATACAAAACTGGAAATTCTCGTAGGTGGTGACGTCCGGCTGTATTCCTCCCGCAAACGGCATATACATCGGGTTACATCGGTACTTTACCCAGTCAGTTTTCACATCGTCTAGAGTTGCTTGTGCGTACGTGTATAGAATGACCCCTACAATGAGAAGGGGGCCGAGTGTCGCTGCTGCTATCGCAGGGACGTCCATTATGTTATATTTAGATCATCTCTTTTTGAACCTCAGAATCACGCCAGGTATGAATCTCGTCGTCATCCACTTCATGGTCGTCAAGAATGACCATATCGCCGAGAGAATACCTGCACTTTTCAGTAACAAACTGGACATAGTCGTGTAGTTCGTTATTGTCCGAGACAACCAAGGAGGGAAAAACTCCCTCTCCGTCCTCATCCAGTACCCACGTTCCTGGGGCTAGTGCGCGCGTAGCATACACTGTCTGTCCGCGCACGCGATGATGAATGACTCCCTTGACGAGTCCGCCTAGCGCAAGTTGGTCGCCTATGCGAATATCCATCGCAGGGGACATCTCCCCGGACTCTCGTTTGACGAGGGTAGTAGGAAGAACTCCGGTATACGTATACCTTGCGGGGTTCTGGATCTTGGCCGATGTTGTATCCCGTGGTCCGTACGCCATCTGGACGCGCGTGAAGAATTCGCGCAAGATCTCGGGGTTGCTCGTTTCCTCATAATCCTTGAAGATATGATCGCCCGCGAGAATACGGTGCGAGGTAGTATTCAAGCAGTAGACAAACTCACAGGGTTCGGTGGGCAGGGCGTCGGGATGTGTCTCGACCCGAATCCAGTCCATCTCATGAAGAATCTTGTGGTTTCCAGAGACCTGGACACCTCCAATACTGAACATCGGACACCCCCCTACAAATTTGAGGGTGCTCACAACAAGTTGACCGTCATACAATTTTGTGCCCGGAGTGATCTCGGAGAGTTTACACGTTTTGTTCCCGGAGAGTTTGATCAAGGTATCGGGGTGGAAACAGAAGAAGTCGGCTGCTTTTCCGATAGGACCATTCTGGATGCTTTCGCCAGTCTGTACTCCCGTATTCACAATGTTCATCATAATGGCCATGGTCGCCATCATACGACTAATGATGGTGCGTACATGACCAAATAACTGAACGGATGTACTCATGGTGTTCTGGATCTTCGCAAACGTTGTTTGGATAATCGTCAGGAACCCGCTCGATGCGCCCGTGATCGCGGCACGCATATCGTTCATCGAGTTCATAATGATGTTCACGGTATCCGTGAGAATCGCGAAATTCTTGTAGATCGGATCTAGCGCAACTCCGGCATAGTTATGGGTTGCCTGGAGTGTACAGTTAGTGAAATTGGTGAATATATCAGAGCCCACAAGATCGGCCAGCGGCATATACAGGGGGTTACAACGATACTGAACCCAGTTATCTTTAATCTCTTCGAGATTCGCGACACCGTAGGCATAAATGGCTGCTCCGAAAGCAAGGAGGGTGGATAGGAAAACAACCAAAACGGATACCAGATCCATCCTATTCTGTTATGGTAAATCCACATTTAATCTACGAAATGTCTGCGCTCACCGACCTCACGTCCATATCGCTGATGGCTCTCAAGAAGATGGCGAAGGGGCGCCGTATTAAGCAATACTACATTCTTCCGAAGGCTAAGCTCGTCGAGCTTCTGGGGATGCCCGAGCTGCCCGCCAAGTACAAAATCGAGAAGATGACGATCACCGAGTTGCGGGAGATCGCGAAGGAGCGCGGTCTCAGGGGGTTCTGGGGTCTCAATAAGGAGGATCTCACCCGTGCGCTATTTCCTAAAGATAACGATGCTGTCGAGAATGCTCCCACGCATCAGAAGCAGAAGGATGATCGCCAGACAAGCGAACATCAACAGCCAGAGAAGGAGGATTCCAATGATGTAGGGGTAGAGATGGTGAAAAATGCGTGAAAGAAGGGGTTTGATAATATGGTGCTCGATGTATGAATGGGTGTCGGGCTTCGCTGAAAATTCTAGGACGTCCTGAAAGATATTGTCGAAGAAGCCACGCCCTGAAGTCTCCTTTTTATCCATTCTTTTTGTCTATTGAACAATATAAACTAGCGATGAAACTATCCTCGAATAGCATGGTTCGCCTTGGCGCCGTCGTTGCCGGAATTGTTGTCCTTGTCGCTGTTGTGAATGCCTACAGCGGCTCGAAGTTCCTCGGCGAGGGCCTCGAGGTCGGCGGACTGGAGCCCCAGGGACCCCTCTCGAACAACCCGTCTGCCCCCACGATGGTGAGCGCCCACTCTGAGGGCGGCAATGCGGCTCCCTCGCTGGCGCAGGAGGACCGCCACCCGACAGGCCAGCAGACGTACTCGCAGTCTGTCCTCTCGCCCGAGGAGCTGCTCCCGAAGGGCGGTCTCGGTGCGTCGTGGGCGGCCACGAACCCCGTCGGACTCGGTGACCTCAAGGGCCAGAACCTGCTGTCGCCCTCGTACCACTACGGCATTAACACGGTCGGCCAGTCCCTCCGTAACGCCAACCTCGACATCCGCTCGGACCCGCCGAACCCCCGTGCGGCCGTATCGCCTTTCCTGAACTCCACGATCGAGCCGGACCTGTACCGCCGCGAGCTGGAGATCGGCGAGTCGGGTGCTGGCGCCAAGGGACCTCAGTAAATGCTTTAAGTAATTTAACGTGATTGAATAATGAAGTTTACGCCACACGTTGTGGTTATCGTCATTGCCATGTTAGGGTATCTCCTATACCTATATGCGAATGGCGGACCTGGAAATCTAGTCACCATTAAAGCCGAGAAAGACGGAGAAGCGTACCTTGTTCAAGACTTACCTGGAAAACAGCAGGCAGCTGAACACCTTGCGAACCTGAAATCCAATATGGAGAAGGTGGTGGCGTTTTACAAGCAGGATGAGTTTGAGACGGATCCTCAGGCCAAATTGCTGGTCGAACGGTTCAATGCCGACCATCTCATGGAAAACTCTATGACGTCGCCCGATACGTCGTATTCTGAGAACAAGGGTGAAAAGATCGTCCTATGTCTGCGCGACAAGACCAATCCGCCTGCGTATCCTTTTGTGGATATGAACACGGTCATGTTTGTGGTCCTTCACGAGATGTCGCATTTAATGACGGCTGAATTGTCCAGCGGTAAACATACGCCCGAATTCTGGGCCAATTTCCGGAGGATTCTGGAAGATGCGTCAAAGATTGGAGTGTATACCCCCGTCAATTACAGCAGGACGCCAGTGGAGTACTGCGGTATGACGATTACAGATTCGCCTCTATAATCCAGAATCACAGATTCGCCTCTATAATC